CCTAAATCATCAAGAGCATTTGTCCACTCGTCTCTATACCTATTATCATGATGATCCATATCTACTAAAGACAAATTAACAATGTCTTGGCAGGTAGGAAAACCCCGCTTTAACATTTCTGGACTTATATTTGCTTTCCTCATCAATCTTGTAACATATCCATGGGAATTTCTCAACACTTCATCTATCTCCTGTTGCCATCCTTCTTCCTGACGAAAATACGTAAACACATGCTTACACGCATCATACCACACCTGATTAAATGGATTATCATATACACCAGTAATAGCAGAAAGAAAATAATCCAAATCAGTACGATAATCTCCACTCCCCTTAGCCATTTTTTTCATATTCACACCTACAGGACGGTAATGAACAATTTTTGGCATTCCGGGAAAGTTATACTTCTCAGGTGTTCTTATAGCATACTTTTGAAGAAAAACCACTCCTTTTACTCTCAAACCTCCCACTCCATCTGGTATACTCAAAAAGGTCTGATGTATGGTAAAATCTCTTAACACAAAATTACCAAACTGAGAAAAGAAAGTAGTTATATTTAACTGATTAAACCACTTTTCCATATCCTTAGGAAAACCCAAAACATTATCATCTCCATACACAGCCATCATTATCTTTTTCTCTATCATATGTTCTGCATATCGAGCTCTAAACTCTTTATCAGTCATCTTCAAATACACTATAAATGCATTATAAACTAAGGCTGTTATCCAACTATCACCATGTGACGTCTCATATGCCCCTGATGGCATTACACCATCAATAACACGCCAAACATCACCCACTATCTGAGTTATTTTAGTAGTCAAACGTTGTGTTGCCACATCCAACAATGCCATATATAATTCTTCATCCTCTTTTGTTGGAAATGACATATACACCTTAGCCCATCGAGAATAAGTTTGCAACAATATCTTAAGAACACTAGTGTCGTACGCACTTATATCAAAAGTTATATACCTCATATCATGATCAAAATAACGAAAATACTTAGCAAAACACTCCATACCTCCTCTATTCCAATCTCTTCCTATCTGTATCAAAGTTCCTCTCTCAATCTTTTGCCTATAACCTTGAACCAACTGTGATATGAGTATTGTTACCAAATCAGGAATAAAATATTCTCTAGCCTTTTGAGTTATCTTCTCCAATTCCTCAACCGTAATTGTTTCCGCATGATGCACTTCACTTTTTAACACTATCTTATGATATCCCTGGGGCAATTTCAATTGTCCTGTTTTCCTATATTCAGCGATAGCCGCATCAATAACCATAGAAGCATATATTATCTGTTCCAATTTCTTTCCCTTAACATTTACATGCTTTATGACACCATTATCTAACTCAAATTTCATATCTTTACCCGGACGCCCTCCTGCAGATGCATTAAATGACACTTTCAAACATTCCTCAACTGCTTTCTCATATGTCCAAGTAATGGTACCATACAACTTATCCCATCCTTGATCCTTCACCATCATATCAATGGCATAAGGTATAAGTTGTTTATTCTCTAGCATAAGAGGAGGCATCAAATGAGTATTCTTATTATATTTTGCAACTAACTTAGTTATTTTAGTTGGATAAAGATCTTCCTGAGAATACTTATTATGAGTATATTTTCGTCTTTCACCATTGACTATCAATTCAACTCCTGCAAATGCTAAATTATAAAATGAGGCCATACGCATAGATCGTTCAAACAATGTATACCCATCGTCTGACCAAGGAGTACCAGGGAACAAGGTTTCATTTTCATATACTTCTTTCCATATCTTTTGAACCCACCATTCCTCGGTTTTTTTTATTCGACAACTACTTCTAAAATAACCATAATCCCATTGCTTAAAACATACTAATATCTTAGGATTAAGTTTATACTTTGTAGAAACAGGTATTGATCCTGTAAACGGTGCTGGTATAGGATATTGATTTGGACCAACATCCATCATTACATTATTTAAAGCTTCCAACACTTTCGGATCACCTTGTTGCCGAGTAACTACTCCCCGATGAAGACACCATTTATGTGAAATATTCAACAAAAACTCCTCAAACATTTCACTATACCTTCTCTTAACTCCTTTCTTATACCTAAAAATAATTTGAGAGACGGTATGAGGGAATAAATCACTTACAACTTCAAATATAATATTACATTCACATGTATTCACTTGTATTTCATGATGATTCCCTCCACATATCAAACCTTCCGGTGTGACAAATACTTGCCGCACTCTTTTCATCGCACCTCTTGCTAAATATGTCATTATAGGAGTATTTTTTATACCTCTAGACACTTCTAAAATTAAAAAGTAATGATAAACTTTAATACGTCCAGCCGGTGAGTCTATGCTATCCAGGCTGTGATTAAAT